TCTGATGTAAAACGCTTTTTCACTCGTTGTTTACTCATCTAGTTGTGCTCCTACTCTACTGTTAAAGTAGGACTTGTAGTGACCGCCTTTGATAACTACAGAGGTCCTACACTATTATTTAACGTATTCCTAGAAAAGTAAACTGATACGTTATGATTTTAAACCAGCTAAATAAGTATAGAGGAACCTATCATGCACCACGACATATTAGACGTTATACAAAATATCCAGGATCTATACGAAAACAACAGCAGCCTAGCTGTTTTAAAGGATTTTGAACGAGTCCTAGATCAGATGGATATGTATGTATATGAAAACTGGGAAGATGGTGAGTTAGCTTATGGCCCTAAGGTAGACCGTCACTGGATTACTGCTGGCTTTATGTGGGAGCATAATAAGATGCCTAATCCAGTTGCCGCAAAAAGATTAACAGAATTAGGTTGTAAAGTTACATATCAAAAGAGTCATTTAGTTGAGCCACGCAAAATTCGCACACAAGAAGACATGCGTCCTAATAGTAAAAAAGGCAAACTGGATCGTAAGCCTATTTGGATTGTAGAAATTACTATGCCAAAGAAAGTAGCATTTGATGTATACAAAGGCTACATGGACAAAATGAAGAACGAACATAAAGAACAAGGCAAGCCAACAGATGCAGGAGCAGCTCAAGGCGGGCCAGCAGCACCGACAGCTCCAGCCGCTCCGGGAGGCGCACCGGCAGCAGGAGCACCAGCAGGAGCACCAGGTGGCGCACCAGGAGCACCAGCATGATAAGTGAAAGTCTTCACGCTAAAGATCTCAAAGACCTAGTTAAAAAAGTTTTTGAAATTGATAGTTATAAAAGTAAAGTAGGCGAAGATCAAGATGTTTGCGTATTAAGTTTTACAGTTGATCAAGAAGATCCTGCTAAAGATCTTGAAAATTTCTTTGAGATGGGATACAGTTTTATCCTTGATGCAGATTGTACCGCAGGAGAAACTGACAATGGAAAATATATTGTGTTTGTAGAAATAGAACGCAGTAGACACCTAGCTGAACAAATTTTTGAATTAATAGAAGGCGTTAAAAAGGTAACAGGCCTTGAAGACATGCGTTTTCGCTATTTTAAAAATTTTAAAAGCGAACCTGCTACATTAGAAAATTTAGAAGCAGCTGTTCCTAAAGATAAAAATGCTTACAAGACTGCTACAGAAGAAGCACCTTTAAATAATTTTAGCAATTTTTTTAGTAAGAGCTATGCTGATAGCATAAATGTTATGGAAGATAGAATTAGTTTTACTCGTCCATTTAGCGGAACTGTAACATTTAATATAGTAAATAGTGGTAGTAAACAAAACGTATACGACAGTATAAAAGGACCGATTGTGTTAGAAAGTAAAGACATGGCAGAAGTTATGTTTTTAACTAAAGTAATAGGCAATTACAATATTACTAAAATTAGTAACACATTCATATTTGAAAACAACGGCTGGGCCGTTGCACTTGAAAGGATATAAAATGGCAGACGGATTTACATTTGATTTTAGTTTGGCTAAATGTCAAGCAATACTACAAAACAACCCATACAGCGAACATTGGCACGAAGCACTGTGCAAAATTTTGCCAGACTACGATATTAACACCCCAGAACGTGTAGCCTGTTTCATGGGCCAGACTATGGTAGAAAGTGCTGGCTACAAAGCTATTATAGAAAATTTAAACTACAAACCTGAAACATTAATGAAAGTGTGGCCACACTATTTTCCAACAGCGGAAATAGCACAGCAGTATGGACACCATCCAGAACAAATTGCCAATCGTGCTTACGCTAATCGTATGGGCAATGGTCCAGAAGAGTCAGGAGATGGTTGGAAATTCTGCGGTCGCGGTTTAATTCAAATTACTGGCAAAGATAATTACACACGTTTTGCCGAAAGTATCGACACACCATTAGAAGATGTTCCAGAATTTTTAACAACATTCGAAGGTTGTGTACAAAGTGCTTGTTGGTTCTGGGAAGCTAACAATTTAAACGCATTAGCAGATAATGGTGATGTGTTAGGGTTAACTAAGAAAATTAATGGCGGCACATTAGGGTTGGCAGAGCGTCAACAACATACTGGCAACGCACATCAAATTTTAATGGGTTAATATGTTTAGTTGGATAATTGAAACAATACTCGGCGGATTACCAGAGTGGATATGGCCAGCAGTAGCAGGAGGCGGATTCGCTGTATATTTCTTCGGCGGAGTCATTGGTCATTTTCCAACATTCAAACCATACATGCTTTTTATTAAACCTTTAGGTTTATTAGTATGTATCGGTGGTATTTTTATGTTTGGCGGCTCTGGTGTTAACGCAATTTATCAAGCGCAAATTAAAGAACAACAGGCTAAAATTGCAGTAGCACAACAAGCTAGTTCAGATGCTAACGCAAACATACAAACTAAGATAGTTACTAAAACTAAAGTCATACACGATACACAGATTGTATATCAAGAAAAAATCAAAGAAGTAGAAAAGAAAATAGATGCAGATTGCAAATTGGATCCAGAAGCAATCGGTATAATAAACGGTGCAGCTAAAAACCCGCTAGGAGTAAGCAAATGAAAAGATTATTAACCTTATCATTAATTGCAGTACTAGCAGGATGCAGCTCATTCATGGCTCCTAAACAATCTATGTCGTGGCCAACAACTCCGCCAGATCTACAAACAGCATGTCCGGATCTTGGACAGGTTGACACCAGCACAACTAAATTAAGCGATGCATTGAATGTAATAACAGCGAATTACAGTCAGTATTATTTGTGTAAAGATAAAGTAGATAACTGGATAGAATGGTACAATACTCAGCAGAAAATATATAACAGTATTAAATAAATACGTATATAAAGACAAAGGAGCGAAACAATGTCACATCACAGAGAAGAGAAAGATAGCAACGCATGGATGCAAACTCTATGGCGTCCAATGATGGGTTGGATGTACATGCTAATCTGTTTGTTAGATATGGCAGTATTTCCAATATTATGGGCATTATGGCAAGGATATAACCATGTACCTATTACACAATGGAATCCACTAACACTACAAGGTGCTGGGTTATTCCATATTGCAATGGGTGCCGTTTTAGGTATTGCCGCATTTGGTCGTACACAGGAAAAATTAGCAGGAACTGCTGCAAACCCAACTGCTACATCAACAACACAAACTATAAACACGACTGGCAATGTTGCAGGCGGTTTTGGAGGAGCATCAAGTGGCTACGGAAACAACTCATCATTTGGCGGGGCTCCAGCATTTGGCGCACCTGCATCAGGAAGCTTCGGTTCTTCCAGCGGTTTTGGTTCAACAGCACCATCTGCCGCACCAAGTAGTTTTGGCGGAGGCAGCTTTGGAAGCGCACCTGCAACACCAGCTTTCGGCGCAGGATCAACAGCACCGACAGTAAACGCAAGCGGTAAAAAAGTTGTTCCATCATTTGGTCAACCCGCACTATAAAGGAAAATATTATGAAAAAATTACTAGCACTATTAGTAGCAAGTTGTGTATTAGCTAGCCCAGTAATGGCTGCTGATAAAAAACCAGCTAAGGCTCCAGTTAAAAAAGAAGTTAAACATCACAAAAAAGCAGAAGGCACTGAAATTGCAGGCACTAAGCCAGATACAGTAACTAAGAAAAAGTAAGCCAAAAACTTGACATGCTCCAAGTAAGATAGTATAATTACTATTATTATTTGGAGCTTTTTTACGACTATGACTGATTATTACCAAACTCTGGGTGTTAATGAAAACGCTAGCCCAGAAGAAATAAAGAAAGCATATAGAAGTTTGGCTAATAAGCATCACCCAGACAAAGGCGGTGATCAAGCCAAATTTAAAGATATTAGCGTAGCATATGAAAATTTAAGCGATCCGCAAAAGAAAGCCGAGTACGATCAACAACGTATGTATGGCGGTATGCCTGGTGGTGGAAATCCATTCGGTGGTACACAATTCCATTTTAATACCGGTAATCCATTTGGGGATATATTTGGCGGTGCCGGTCATCCATTCGGAGACATTTTTGGCCACATGCGTGGCGGGCAAGTTCGACGTAACAGAGATTTGAATATACAATGTACTGTTTCGTTTCTAGACAGTTTCCATGGAAAGCAGTTGGAAGCAAATTATAGACTTCCTAGCGGTCGCAATCAAAATGTTGTTATCAATGTACCGGCAGGTGTAACACACGGTGACACTATTAGATATTCTGGACTTGGAGATGACAGCGTACCAAATGCACCGCGTGGTAATCTTAATGTTACAATTTTAGTACAATCCGATCCAAAGTATGATCGCAAGGGCGACGACTTGTACACTAAAATAGATATCACACCTATCGAGGCTATGATTGGTACTAAGAAAAAAATTACATCTTTATCAGGTGCAAGTTTAGATTTAGACATTAGAGCAGGTGTTGAAAATGGTGTTGAATTTGCCAGTAACGGACATGGATTTCCAAACGTTAACAACGGTTTAAAAGGCAGGTTTGTCGGAGTAGTAAATATTAAAACCCCTAAGGTAACAGACCCAACATTAGTAGCACAACTACAACAATTAAATGCTCAAATTAGTAAACAACACTGATCCTGTATTAAAAGAAAATACAAAAGAATGGGTGTTTGATCACCCGGACTCTCTTGCCGATGCTGAATTCTTAGAAGCGGCAATGATCGAGACAATGATAGCTTATAATGGTATCGGGCTTGCGGCAAATCAAGTCGGGCTTAACCAACGTGTGTTTGTTATGAAGCCCAGCACCGCAGAACCATTTGGACTGTTCAATCCAAAAATAGTATCAGTAAGTGAAGAACAACAACGAGGTCAAGAAGGCTGTTTAAGTTTTCCAGACTTATGGTTAGATGTATCGCGACCTTCCGAAGTTGTAGCCGAATACTTTGACAAAACAGGAAATTCGCGTATAATAAAACTTACAGGACTAGATGCTAGAGTTTTTTTACATGAGCTAGATCACCTGAACGGTACTTGTTTTGTTGAAAAAGTAAGTACGTTAAAATTAGCATTGGCAAAAAAGAAACTACTAAAGAAGAGGAAATATAATGGTTGAACCAAGTGATAACACACAAGCGGTATTTGAAAGAGCAATTGATACCGCTAAAAAATTACATCACGAATATCTTACAATTGAACACTTGTTGTTTGCCATGCTTGCGGATGATGGGTTTTACGGAATTATTCAAGGGTTTGGTGCTAATGCAGACCAACTAAAAACTGACCTATCCGATTATCTACAGCATAAATGTGCTGAGATTACAGTTCCAGATGTGGTAGTTAAACCCAAAAAGACACAAGCGGTTGAACGTGTACTAAATCGTGCGTTCACACAAGTGTTGTTCAACGGGCGTCAACAAATTGAACCTACTGATATTTTCCTAAGTATGATCGGTGAAAAGCGCAGTTGGGCAAATTATTACATTGCCAAGGCAAATATTGAAAAAGATAAGTTTTCAGACTACCTCAATAACACTATCGAACCTACTGAAGAATCTGAAAATCCACAACAAGATGGACAAGGTGAACGTGCTCTTAAAGCATTTACTATCAACTTGAATGACGAAGTTACTAAGAAGAAAATCGATCCAGTTATCGGACGTATTGACGAATTAGAAAATATTGCACTAGCGTTGGGTCGTCGTAGTAAAAACAACGTTATCCTTGTAGGTGATCCCGGTGTCGGTAAAACAGCTATTGCCGAAGGACTTGCACACAATATTGTTAACGGTGCTGTGCCAGACTTCTTAAAAGAATACAAAGTCTATAGTTTAGATATTTCAGCTATGCTTGCAGGTAGTAAGTACCGTGGAGACTTTGAAGAACGTTTTAAAATGGTTCTAAAAGGTCTGAGCAAGAAGGGTAAGACTGTATTGTTCATCGACGAAGCTCACATGATCTCTGGCGCTGGAAGTGCTAGTAACAGTGCCAACGACTTAGCCAACATGATGAAACCTGCACTAAGCAAGGGTAACATTAAAGTAGTGGCAAGTACTACATGGGAAGAATATCGTAAACACTTCGAAAAGGATCGTGCGTTAATGCGCCGCTTCCAACGCATTACTGTTGACGAGCCTACGCAAGAAATGTCACTACAAATCCTTAAAGGTATTAAGAAATACTACGAAGGATTCCATAATGTTAAAATCCGCGAAGATGCTATTCAAGCGGCTATTAAATTGTCAGTCAAATATCAAACAGATAAGAAACTTCCAGATAAGGCTATTGACTTGATCGACGTAGCATGTAGTCGATTTAATTTGAAGATGGCAGATGAGCGTATTATCGGTGAGCGTGAAATTCAGTTTGAGCTTGCCAAGATGGTTCAAATGCCTGAAGAAAAGATTATGGAAACTGAAAGCAGTAACTTATCTACACTACAAACTAATCTTGAAAAAGAAGTCTATGGTCAGAATATGGCTTTGACAGAAGTTGTAGATAAGATTATTGTTGCACAAGCCGGGCTTAAGAGTGAAAACAAACCTGTTGGTAGTTTTGTGTTCATGGGCCCAACTGGTACTGGTAAGACTGAAACTGCTAAAGCCTTGGCTAAGAACTTAGGCGTCAAACTGCTACGTTTTGATATGAGTGAGTATCAAGAAAAGCATAGCATCAGTAAATTAATCGGTAGCCCTCCTGGTTATGTTGGCTTTGAAGAAAATGCTGGACAACTGATTACTGGTATTCAAGAATCACCTAACGCTGTATTGTTGTTAGATGAAATCGAAAAAGCACATCCAGACGTTATGACTGTGTTGTTACAAGTTATGGACAATGGCTTTATCACTGGTTCAAACGGGAAGCAAGCAGATTGCCGCAACTTGATCCTTATCCTTACTACTAATGCTGGCGCTCAATCTGCTGAAAAGAACGCTATCGGATTTGGCGCACAGGAAAAAGACTACAGCGATGCAGACTTGAAGAAGTTCTTAACTCCAGAATTCCGCAATCGTTTAGACGGCGTTGTTACATTCAATAAGTTGGCTAAGGAAACTATGATCAAGATTGTTCATAAGTTTATAGACGAACTACGTGAACAAGTTAAAGAAAAAGGTATCAAAATCAAGATTAACAAAGAAGGCATTGAGTGGTTACTCAACAAAGGCTTTGATAATAAGATGGGTGCTCGTCCGCTACAACGTGTTATTGATAAGGAAATTAAGAGAGATCTTGCCAAGAAAATGTTGTTTGGAGATTTGAAAAACGGCGGAGTCGCTTCTATCACTATTCACGAAGATAAAGTACTGTTAGTTTCAACACCAAAAGAAATTAAAGTACCGTTGTTAACTGTAGACAGTACAGAGGCCAAAGTTGACATGCAAGAAAATGTTGTATAAAACTACAAAAAAGTTGTTCCGGGGTGTATACCAATACAAAATAGTGTTGGTATGTGCCGGATCTAATTTATTTAGAAATAATGATATGGAGACAGTTCTTGAAGAACTGTCATCCATTGATTTAAATTCAAAAAAATTAACCTGGAAGAGTAATTTTATTAAAACTCAAAGCGATTTAGACTATACATTCCAACTACAATCAGCATTAAGTAAAATTACAGATATAGAAATACGGGTAGAAAGTCCTTGGATATCTATATATTCTAACAACAAGGCAGATATTGACGCATTAGCATCTATAGATGCAGACCATGTAAAGTATGTCTGTATTCCTCCAACACATAATTCGTTAGATGTTAATACTATCATCATGCCTAAAATGGATTATGAATACCGTGTTACATTGGGTAAAACTACACAAGAACACAGCGCATTTATAGCGTGGGCCCAGGGCAACAAAAAGTGCAAGTTGACTAAAAGTTGTATACGCGACTTGAATAAATCCCGCACTTGGGGCGGCACACACTTCTATATCACGGGCGATAACAATCTTTTACTAGCTAAAATGCACTTAGGCGGCTCAATAAGCAAAGTTGAACGCATCGTCAAAGCATAGCCTGTTGTTCCTAAAAGCGATAAATACTCTAACCGCAGAGTTTTCTGCTGATATTATATTACGGGTTTAAAAAATGCGAATAAAAGAACTACTAGAAGGCGCAAATTTCGATGCTGAAGATTTCATCGATAAAAAAGGCGAGAAGCGCGAAATCAACTTTGATTTAGCTGAAGATTTAATGTATTTCATGCATAACGATGACGACATATATCGCCGCCATTTGTATCCTAAACTTGCCCATTTATTAGATAATATTAAAGATAAAAAACCTACAAGTAAAAATGTATTCAAGCCGGCAGTAGAAAGTAGCTATAAAGCCTATATTAAAAAGTTTCCTATCCGTGAATTAAACGACACTATAGATGAAAAACTATGCGAAAAGATTTGCGATAAATTACACGAAGAATTTAAAGAACACGTCAGTGACGGCAAGTATAAGGACTAAAGATGTTACTACGTGAAATGTTTGCAGGCCTAAAGCGACCTTTATTAGAAGGCGGTAATATTTGGCCAGAATCAGAAGGATTTGACCAAGCTATCGCCGCGCATTTGGCTCAAGAGACTAACAAATATTTGCATGGTGTTAATGTCAAAGCACATTTAATTGGTAGTGCAGCAACACCAACTCCTGGAAAAATCAGTGGCGATTTAGATGTTATGGTGGACTTAGATCCTATCATGGCACAATTTAAAGCCAAAGATTCTAAAATAGCTAGACAAGCATTAGAACAATACTTACAACAAAAAGGTTTACAAACTCGCCGCACTGGTGTAACGGTTCATATACTGTTACCATACAAAGGCAAACACTACCAAGTAGACATTAAAGCTGTTAAAAACGCTGAAAAAGTTTCTGCATTTCACACACACGCTATTCCACAAGGTAGCCCTTATAAAGGCGTACACAAACAGATGATGATGAATGCTCTAGCATCAAGTCAAGGAATGTTGTGGAGTCCTGATGAAGGCTTGTATGCTAGAGATGCCGCTGGTAAAAAATCTGATTTTATTAGTGACGACTTGGACATTATTGCCAAGAAACTTCTCGGACCACATGCTAGTGCTAAAAGTTTAGGTAGTGTTGAAAGTATCATGGATGCCATTCCTGATCCAGTACGTAAAAAAGAAATATTTGACAAAGCAAGTAGCGGTGCAAGTTGGCAAGCTGTTAGCCCAAGTCCAATTAACGAAGCGGCGGCTAAACCTGCTGTAGGTCGTAAATATCAGCACATTGAAGATTTAGTTTTTACAAATGGTAGTACAGGCGGATTACACGCCATTGAACGTCTACGTCATATGACTACCAAAGGTGGAAGTATCGAATTAAAATGGGATGGTAGTCCTGTTGTATACTGGGGTCGTGATGAACATGGTAAGTTCCACATGTTTCCTAAAAATGCTTGGGAATATTTAAAACGTGGAGCACACGAAACTAAAACCGGTGTGCGTACCATGATGAACGATCCAGACGATGTAGCACAATTTGTTTTAGGTACTGGCAACGCACAGCCTGGACAAGAACAACAACGACAACAGTTTGCCATGGGAATGGCTCAGTTATGGCCTTACTTTGAAAAGATTAGTCCTAAATCAGGATATATCGAAGGTGGAATACTATTCAGTCCGTTGAATCCTCCACAGTTAAATGACAGTACACACGAGTACGATTTTAAACCAAACATAACAGAATTTCATATTCCGCAATCAAGTGAACTAGGTAAGAAAATTGCCAAGGCTAAAGTTATGGTTGCCGCAACTGGCTACTATACACACATTGGTGCAGATGAAACACGTTATCCAGATGCTGAGAAACTTTCAAAACCAGATGTAATTGTGCAAGGTACAACGTATGTTGAAAATGCTCCGCAAGTAGACGACACAGGTTTGAAACATGCTGAAGATTATATCAAGCAAAACAAAGCTGCTATTGATAGCTTTGTTGCAGGACAACCTGGTCTAAGTAAACCTGGCGATGTATTGTACAGTTTCTTCAATCAGAATTTACGTGTAGCCGGTGTTAAACAAAAGTTTGTACAATGGGCTAATGAAAAATTAAGTGCTAGCCAAGCACAAAAAGTGTTAAGCCATCCTGGATTAGATGCAATCCTTACTGCTGTTGAATTACTAACACATGAAAAGATGAAAGTAATCGGCGCATTAAGCAGTGGCACACACGGTGGCATTAGACAAACAAAACCAGAAGGGTACGTGCAAGCTCACCCTGGCGGTAAGTTTAAACACGACTTACCCGGGCAGTTTGTTAAAACTATTGACCAGGCTAACTGGGCTCCAAGGAAAGACTAATGTTATTACGTGAATTTTTAAATCGTACAGGTAAAGGCAAATCAGCCGTAGTCGGTTGGGGTCGTGGTATGGGTCACAAAGGCCATATGATGTTGGCCAGTAGCGTTATTACACAAGCACGTGAACACAATGCAGATCCGTATTTTGTTTTAAGTCGCAGTGTAGGTAAAGACGATCCACTGTATCCTGAAGAAAAAATAGGAATTTATAAAAAAGTATTTCCACATCATGGGCAAATATTCCATGTAGCTACTGAAGAAATGCCCGATTTAACTCGTGTATTACGCAAGTTAAACGAAATGGGATACACTAGTTGCACAGTTGTAGTAGGTGCAGATCAAGTTAAAGCACTGAGTTATGTTAAACAATATAACGGTGTAGCAGATAAACAAGGTAACATTCCTTTTCATTTCGATCATTTAGAAGTTATTGCCCGTCAAGAAACAAATGATCCTAGCAGAGAAGAAGAAGGACCCCGTGCTACTCCAATGCGTGATGTTCTTAAAGATCCAAATGCAAGCGATGAACAAAAGTTTCAAGCGTGGCGCGATGCAATGAGTCCAGAGTTAAGTGACGACGAAGTGCGAGACTTAATGACTAAAGCTGGAGAACGTATGGCAGATCCTGCATTTGGTAAGAAGGTTAAGAAAGAATCGGTTAAATATGCTAATAAGGTAATAAGAGAGATGAGAGCACAAGAATTTATGCGCAAACAACTAGCGGAGGGAGATGTTCCTTACGCTGGTAAAGGTGCAGAAGAATTACACCATGTACATATTCAGGCATTAAAAAATGCCATGAGTATTCCTAACATTAGCATGAATAAAGCCAATGGTAGTCCGTACATGCAATATAGATTTGGTATGGCTATGGCTAATCCGGATATGCCTCGTGCTGGTGCTATGAGCGGTGATCCGTTAATTACTGCTTATACAGATGCAGAAATGCAAAAGGTAAAAGATGCCGCAAAAGCTGTCGGAGCAGGTGCTATTACACATATAAGCGATGGCGTTAGTAATGAAGCCGAAGGTGGCAATGTTGTAAGTCCTGTTAGACAACAAAAAAGAAACAAATACGGTATATAATGCGAGCAAAGGAATTTATTACTGAACGTACTGGAACACATCATGATTATCATGCTAGTGTTCATCAAGGTATAAGAAAAGATAGAGACCCTGGCGGTTATTATCCTACATACCATCAGTATCGCACAGGTATGATAGTTGGCATGATGGATGGTTCGGGTAAGATTCCTCCAAACATCGACCACGAAAGCTGGATGGGACCATATTGGACTCAACACCCTTATACTGAAATAGAACATAATATGTTTAGAGATGCACGTAAAGCTATTCCAACAGAAGATCACGAAGTATTGCCGTTTAAAAAGAGTGTAGAACCCAATAATACTCATAGAATAAGCCCAGTAGCTAAACATAAAAAGAACAAGTACGGAATTTAACATGGACGAGAAATACCACTTAGCACTTAAAACAGCATTTGCCAGTGAATATGCATTTGCCATTAAGTCACAAAATTTTCACTGGAACTGCGAAGGACCGTTATTTTATCCTTTGCATTTGTTATTTGAACGCATTTATACAGAAGTATATGACAGCATAGATACGTTTGCCGAACAATTACGTGCTTTACAAATTTATACCCCAGCAAGTTTACAAAAATTTAGTATGCTTAGTAAAGTAGAAGATGAAAACGCAGTTCCAGATTTTCACGGAATGTTAAGTGAATTATTAGAAGATAGTGAACGTATGGCTAACATATTCCGTATTACATTTGACATGGCTGAAGCTAATGGGGATCACGGACTAAGTAACTTTTTAGCAGATCGCCAAGATGCACATAAAAAACATAGTTGGATGTTGAGAGCGAGTCTTAAATAATGGATGAAATAGCACGTCTTAAGAAGTTAGCCGGCATTAACGAGTTTA